ACATCAATTTTTTCAGTACCGTTAAACCCACCATACTTCCATCTATGAGGTTTTAGAAAATAATCTTCACCGTCTGGTTGTGTATATGAATCACTGGCGATATCGAAATAATGTTCAATATATTCCTCTATATTTGATTCAGTCTCTATCGAGTTGATTTCACCAAATCGTAAATATGGTTCTTGCTCACAAGACAATAAAAAAAACATTATCGATAAGTATATTATCGAAAGTTTAAGAAAAGTTTTACTATAATCCTTCATAGTTATTTATATTTTATAATTAGGAGACAAAGATAGTAAATTTAATATTTATATAAAAGAAAAATCCATGAATAAAAAAAAATACCCATATACCTCTTTTATTTGTGGAGGGTTTTTAGGTCTTATTTTTTTAAGTAAAATCAATTCAGTAGTTATGGTTCTCTTAGTAGAACACAGTAATTTAACTATGAAAACACTTTATGGTGTTAATAGTATTTTTAAAATATTGATATTATCACAAATGATAGGTTACGTTTATGGGATGATTTTAATAGCAATAAAAAAAAAGAATTAACCACCTAACATTAACAATCTTGTCTCAATAGATTTAATAGAGTTGATTCGACTATTCATTTCTGTAAACACTTCCTTATCTAATTTGGCACTAACAACATTAATATTATTACGTAAGTTAGTGACTTCTGTTGTTAGATTTTCTATTTTTTGTGATAACCCCATTAAAGAGTCTGAAGAAGGGTTTGTTGGGTTTATACCATCAAATCTACTTTTTAACTCGGAAACAACAATATTATTTCTTTCATCAAAGCTGACTAAGTTAGTTGCTAATGATAACACATCTTTCTCTCTTAAAACCTTTTCCTCATTAATTCTAGTTGATAACGAGTGGTCTACAGATGTTAGTTCGGTCGATTTATTTAAAATCTCTGCGGAACATTTTATTTGAATAGAATTATATCCATCCACAATTAAACTCTTAACTGGTTCTGTGGTTAATTCTTCAGGGGTTCTTTCGCCAATTGTTGATACTCTAACGTTAATACTTTCAACAACATCGTCGAAACTTCTAAGTTTTTCGGTTAACGAAAAAGTATTACCATTAACTTTAGAGTTAATTGTTCTTTTATTGTCAATTATTTCTTGTTCCAATTTCTGAATAACCTCCACTAATTTTTTAATAATATTGTTTGGGTTTGGTTGTCCTTCTTGGTTTCCTTTGTTAAATGTAACTGCCATAATAATATGTTTTTATAATAATATAAAAAATATTGCATAAAAAAAAGAGGTTACCCTCTTTAATCTATGCGGAGAAGGAGGGATTCGAACCCCCGGTACCTTGCAGTACGCTGGTTTTCAAGACCAGTGCATTCGACCACTCTGCCACTTCTCCTATTAAGATATTCGATACCCGACATACCAAAGGTCTACTCGTATAAACCAATTACCCTTATTCTTACCAAACCCAATTCGTAACATTCTATTTTCTGAAGTTAATGGAATTTTAGTTACCATATTAAATTGCTCTGTTTCGTCTGCGATTGTCCCAAGCCACTTTTTTAGTGCTCCCTAACATTCTTAGTCTTGATACTTTACTGTTGAATGTTTCTCGGACACTATTTAATTGTGTGTTACCGTTCGATTGTTGATTTGATTCCATTGTCATTATTATCTTTTAATTGAGCCTCTTGCCAGACTTGAACTGACGACCTGCTGATTACAAATCAGCTGCTCTACCAACTGAGCTAAAGAGGCATGAACATATATATACAAAGATAATAATAAAAGACCATACTTTCTTCTATTTTTTACCAAAAATACTCTTAAAAAATTCTTTGATTGTTTTTCTCTTTCTTTTGTAAGGAATGACTAACTCAGAAGTGGTGTCATCGATTGTTGTCCAAATTTCCATATGTGAACCCCATTGGTCGTAATAATATGTGGAATGTCCGTTATCGGCCCAATCCCAACCCCATGAGTTTCTAATAATAAAACCATGATTATCATAACCAACAATACAAACGGCATGTCCACCTTTAATTCTATTATTCCCAAAAGAGGGTACCCAAAATTCAGGTTCGTTAGAATAAACAGGGAATGTTGCATAACACGGACCGTTTTTATATAACGACTTCTTCAACCCATCTATCGTATTAACTTTCGCATATCCAACAATCGTGTGGTTTAAAGCTTCTTTAAATACCTCAGAAGGTATGTCTTCAATGTCTTTCCATTTTTTTCTGAATGACTTATCATACGGTAACCCATATTTTTGTAGTATTTGCATCGTATTTCGTGCGTACATTCCTCTTTGTGGTTTATTAGACCTAAGATTATAAATGAAATGTTTAGAAAGGGTTTTTTTTAGTCCGTAATCTTTAAGTTCTTGCCATTGTTTCATTGCCGCCGCAGCATATGCGGAACACGGACCATCAATACCTTGATTCCATGCACTTGGAAGTTCCTTTCGGTAGTCAATTTTTTTCGGTAGTTGTAAATCAGGATTGAGTAATCCTTCAACTTGTATGTCTCTTTCATCGAAGGGACTTATTTCTTCGTTCAATAAATCAAAATTTACCATATGCGCACTTTATATATAATATAAATAGTATAATTTATTTGATTTTTAAATATTATTTGTTAAAAGTGCTGGGATGCTAGAACTAGTAAGTGTAAAAAAATATTAGTAAAGTGTTATCATAAAAAAAACCTCAAGTCTGTACAACTGTAGACCTGAGGCTTTAAATAAATTTAATACATATAGATTCTACTCTACTGTATTGATAAATATCCCTTTAAGGATATATTTATATTAATAATATAGATTATGTCTAAAATTAACGAGGGGTTTAAAGTTGATAAGTCTGAATATAAAAAGATTTACGACGACGAAAATTATTTATTGGTTGTACCATTAACACACACGGCATCGTGTAAGTATGGTGCAAACACAAAATGGTGTACAACAAAAAGAGACGACGATAGTGATTTTGACGAACACATCACAATGGGTGTGTTAGCATATCTAATCATTAAAAACCCAACCATTCACAATCAAATGTCTTCACAAAAATATGGACTATATAGGGGTAATGGTTATGAACTAAAAGACTTAATAGTTTATGACGAACTAAACAATGAACACCTAAATGGTATTAAATATTTAAAAAATGAGTTTGATAAAGCAGATAGAGATTCAGACGGTATCAAAATTATTGATATTTATAATAAACACTACCAAGAAAATAGTATTGGATTTATGATGAATAGACCTGAAAAAATTAATGAAGACCTATCGATAGAGTCGATTAAACCGTTATGTAACCGAATGGTTATTCATAAGAAGGGTGGTTTCGCAATGTTATCAAAATCGTCTATGATATACTATACGAAAGGTGGTAAGTATGTCTCATCAGAGTCCTTAAAAAACAATGGGTTAAATATCCCTTTTAGAATAGGTGATTCTATTCATGACGTTATGAAGTGGGTTGAAGAAAACAAATATGAAGTTAAACAATACAGTAGAACTGGTAAATCTAAAAGATTAAGTGAAGACACTGAAGAAAAGACCTACTCCCCATCACAACAAAGATTAATCGACGCCTTTAATGAAACCCCTGATTTGTATAACTTATGTTATATTGTTTTAAGTGGTATATATGAAGACGAGATGTTAGAAAAACATATCGACAATGAAGTAGAGCTAAGGTCCATTGACCTTGTTGTTGACGGACGTAAAGGTTATTTTTCCGTTGAGTTTGAAGATGATGACGATTTTTCACAATTTTTTGCCGATGGTCAGACCGACAATTATGAGTTATGGAATGTTAGATACCGACAACCTGATTATGAATATTATTCAGATGGGGCTTGGGACGATGTTGACTCTGAAAGTTATCATATACGAGATATTGATACAGATGACTTAAAAAAATTATATAACGTTCTTATTGAAAAAGGATTAATAGCAAAGAGAGAAAAAATTGAAGGACGCGCCGATGATTTTGAACTTGACGAGTATATCGCGAGTACTTTAAAATCGATGTTTAATAAAGATGAGAGAAAACTAGCGGAAGAATACCAAGAGTTCACCACATATTGTTATGCTGAAGGGTTTGCAAAGGAAATGGAAAAAGTATATAATGATTGGTTGGAACACGGGTTTAAAACTATCGGGTTAATAGAAAAAGATGAATTACGAGAATACGAAATACAAGTATCAGGACTTTTTAAATATTTAATTAGACCATCACATAGGGGTTATAATATTCAAGACACAATCGAAAAGTCTAAACACTTGAGGTATGGTGTTGGTTCACAAGCCGATTTATTTAATATGTCAGATTCCAAATACGAATATTTTGATGACTCAGAAAGAGGTCCTGCATTTACAGAATTTAAAAAGGATTGGGTGGCATCGTTAATCGATAAAATTAATGATGAGTATGAACTTGAGATTGATGAGTTTAAGGAAGACCGTGTAAAATTACTTAAATATGGTTTCGATATTCTTAAGTACCCTTCTTTAAATGATGCGGATTCTAAATATCTTTCAACATGGGACCTGCAACGTTCAATATATGATAATCATAAACACAAAACCGCTAACGGTGGAGAGTTTATATATTTGGGGTATTCTATAGATACAGGATACCATAGAATTAGTATTATCAATACAAATAATGATGTGGATTACGGAAGGTCATATATAAGACAAGTCGAATCTGACGATATAATAACCTTATTAACTCAAACCAGTTTAGAATTAAAAGAATCGACTCACATAATTAAGAGAAGTTTGTTTGAACAAGACGAAGAAACAATGTCGTTATACTATGCTATGATGAGTGATTTAGTTAAATATTATGGAGAGGGTAATGTCGATTTAATTGGTTCTCCAGCCAAAATAGTTATTCGTGGTAATAACATTAGATTAAAAGGTGAAACTTTAGTCTTTACCACCAAAGGTAAAAAAGAAATAGTAAAAATAGAGGATTATTCAACTAATCGTCAAGGTGTTGTTTACCCATCAATAAAACTAATCACCAATAGAATACCTAAAACACCCCCAACGAAAAAAGAAACAAAAGTAGTCACTAATGAAAATTACGTAGACGGCACTAAACTAAAGGCATCTCAAAATTTTTGGAACACAATAAAAACTGATGAGGGTAGTGTAAAACAAAAAGGAGAGCCCGTATTGAAAGCATATAAATTAGGAGATGGTAGAGTCACAATCGGATGGGGACACACAGGAGCACTTTCTGAACCAACCCCTAAAGTTGGTGATATAATCACTAAAGAACAAGCACAAAAATACTTACAGAACGATGCGACTGAATCGGCAAATTGTGTTAGACGTTTTCTAAACGAGTGGAAGTCAGATGATACTACAAAAAATAACCATATGATTACTCAAAATATGTTTGACGTATTAGTATCGTTGGTATTTAACGCGGGTTGCCAAGGTTTAAGAAAATCTAATTTTATTAACTTAGTTAAACAAAGAAAATATAAATCAGCGGCTAATATTTTACCAAAAGACACTACAATGATTAATGGTAAATTTAGTAAGGGTTTAATCTCAAGAAGACAAAGGGAATCTAAATTATTCCTTAAATAAAAAAAACACCCTATTGGGTGTTTCTTTTTTTGTGTTTAAAATAAACGGTACTGTGACGAGGGTGCGAATTTCGACTTTAGAGTTTCATATAATTTCTTACATTCTTTCTCTGTTAGGTAGACACAGTTTCCTGTTTCGTATTCCTCAATCGTAATTCCCGATGAATCCTCATCAAATATTACAACACCTTCACTTAACCATTTAGAGTTTTCAGATTCGTAAACATCCTCTTTAGAATCGTTAAAATATTTAGGTGTGTCATTTTCATAGTAGTATTTATCCTGTAAACCATACATAGTCATACTAATACCACAGTCAATCGCTTTTTCTACGTCTACCAGTGCAATAAATTCATTCACACTGTGCATGTTATAATATCCACATGAGATATTGATACACGACACAGGTAACTTGTTTTTAAGTTGCATCACGTCGGTAAAAGGATGTGATTGTTCAATCATCGGGTTACCAAAGGAATTTTCGATGATTGGTTTCATTGTGTTGATAAATTCACCGTTTACTTCATACAAACGAACTCCCGAACAAATCTCGGTAATTAAGTGGTCTCCAGGTGCGTCATACTCACAAACAAATGTTACATCGTTAAAAAACTCGACATCTGCGTTTGATGACCCTATACAACCAATTTCTTCAGAAACAAAGAAAGCTAATTTACACTCTTGGACGTTACGAAGGATTTCCAAACAAATAAAAATCCCTGCTTTGTCGTCACCACCAATACCCGTAGGATTTCCTTGGTCGTTAACTGCGTAAAGAACATCGAATTCTTCGTCACCAAATGACTTACCGAAAGTACTAGGTTTAGTTTTAATCCCTTCAACTACGTTGATGGAGTCTATTTCGTGTACTGTGTCAGTGTGTGAGATAAAACACGGGTACGATTCAGACTCTCCTTTAGTCACATAAATGTTACTAAGTTCGTCTAAGTAGTAATCGAGATTAACCCCACTGTCAATCATATTGTCAAGTTGAGTACAGATGAAGTTAATCATCTGAGACTCATTTCTTGACTTACTTGGTACTGAAAGTAGTTTTTTAAACCTATTTAACCTTTGTTCGTTCATCGTTTATTAATTTGAGTACAAATATACTCTTTATTATTTAAGTAACCAAAAAGATTATGACTTTTTTTCTGTTACTGAAATTTTTTCAGAATCCTTATTTATTTTAAGGGAATAACTTTTACCCTCAACAATACCTTTACCTAACACTTCCTCAGCGATAAAGTCTTCAATGTATTCCTGAATCGCTCTACGTATTGGTCTTGCTCCGTATTTGGCATCAAACCCTTTGTCTGCGATAAAGTCGATGATTGATGGTCCAAAACTAATGTCGTAACCTCTTTCTACAATTCTCTTTGAGAGTTTATTCATTTCAATCTTTACGATTTTACCAATGTTTTCTTTCTCTAAAGCTTTGAAGACAACAATATCATCTAAACGGTTTAAGAATTCAGGTGAGAATTCTGCCTTTAGTGCTTTTTGAATAACACCTTTAGTGAGTTCTTCGTGTTGTGAAACTGTAGAGTCTGTACTAAATCCTAACCCCGTTCCGAAGTCTTGTAGTTTTCTTGCTCCAACATTAGAAGTCATAATAATTAAAGTATTTTTAAAGTTAATCTTACGACCTAAACCATCTGTTAAGTGACCCTCATCTAATACTTGAAGTAGAATATTAAAGACATCTCTATGTGCTTTCTCAATCTCATCGAAAAGTATTACAGAGTAAGGTTTGTTTTTAACTTGTTCGGTTAATTGACCACCTTCGTCGTGTCCTACGTATCCTGGAGGAGACCCTACTAATCTTGATACTGAGTGTTTTTCCATTAACTCTGACATATCCACACGAATCATTGCTGATTCATCACCAAAGATTTCACGTGCTAATGTTTTAGCTAAGTGAGTTTTACCCACACCTGTAGACCCTAAGAAGATAAAAGAACCGATTGGTCTATTAGGTTCTTTAATCCCTACACGATTTCTACGAATTGCTTTAGAAATTTTAGTAACCGCATCGTCTTGTCCGATGACGTTAGCCTTTAATGTGTTTTCTAAGTTAAGTAATGACTTAGCTTCGTCACTGTCTAAACGAGTTACAGGAATATTAGTCATATCTGAAACAATTTTATAAACATCATCTTCAGTAATTAAAGTTCTGTTTTCATTTTGTTTTTGTTCCCACTCCTCTTTCTCAGTTGTTAACTTATTAATTAACTTCTTTTCTTGGTCTCTTAGTTCAGCAGCGATTTCATAGTTTTGTGTCTTAACCACATCCAATTTCTTTCTCTTAATCTCAGCAACTTGTAATTTAAGGTCTTCGATAAATTCAGGTAATTTAACATCGATTTGCGCCTTTGCACCTACCTCATCTAAGATATCGATAGCCTTGTCAGGTAATTCACGGTCAGTAATGTATCTGTCCGATAAGATAACACAAGCCTCTAATGATTCTTCGCTATACTTAACCTTATGATGATTCTCGTATTTAGATTTGATATTAGAAAGGATAATCATTGTTTCTTCAGTTGTCGCAGGTTCAACCAATACTTTTTGGAAACGTCTTTCTAATGCTCCGTCTTTTTCAATATTCTCACGATACTCGTCTAACGTAGTGGCACCAATACATTGTATTTCACCACGAGACAGTGCGGGTTTAATGATGTTCGAAGCATCTAATGAACCTGAAGAGTTACCAGTTCCAATGATGGTATGTATCTCATCAATAAAGACCACTACATTATCATTATCAACCAACTCTTCTAAAATGGCCTTAAGTCTTTCCTCAAACTGTCCACGGTATTTAGTACCCGCAACAACAGAAGTTAAGTCTAATGAAACTATACGTTTATCCGCTAAGTTTTTAGGACAGTCTCCTTGGTGTATTTTTATCGCTAACCCTTCCACGATTGCGGTTTTACCTGAACCAGGTTCACCAATAACAATCGGGTTATTCTTTTTACGACGAGATAAAATCTGTGCAATTCTGTTGATTTCTTTTTCTCTCCCGATAACAGGGTCAAGTTTTCCTTGTTCTGCTAATTTGATTAAATCTCTAGAGAAATTATCTAACACGGGTGTTCTCGAATCGTTTTTACTTTTCTTCATTGGAAGTCTTCTATTTCCTCCTTGTTCTTCAAATTCTGTATCCATATAAAAAAACTTTTTTTTGTTTTTGAC